ATTCAGCCGATCACCACTCGCACCACGCAAAGTCAAGCGGTGTTTGCTGGCTCACATGCGGACACCGCCAACGTGACAATCAAGTCCGAAGTAATGACCGCACAGGAAATCGTCACGCGATTTGCGAACTGCCCGGAACGCAAGCCGCTCGATCTGACCGCCAAAAACGGCGGATTCCGAACTCTTGGCGAACAGCTTCAGGCAATTGCACAGGCCGGGATCACCAATGGTCGCGGGGAAGATCCTCGCTTGCACTGGGGAAATACGACTCCGCAGATGGCCGTGTCCGGTTCTGGTGCCAGCGTCCCCAGCGATGGTGGATTCCTGATCCAACGTGACGTGGCGAACGACTTTACAAGCCGACTGGTGAGCGATGGGGAAGTGTTGTCGCGAGTCGACACTACGGATATCGGCGCAAACGCGGATCGCCTGACCGTGAATATGGTCGACGAGACCAGTCGCGTTACCGGCAGTCGTTGGGGTGGTGTCCAGACCTACTGGGGTGCTGAAGCAGACGCCGCAACCGCGAAGAAGCCGAAGTTTCGCCAAATGGAATTGACGCTGAAGGACATCATCGGCCTGGCGTACGTGACCGATCGCCTGTTGATGGATGCAAATGCGTTGCAGTCGATTTACACGAAGGCGTTCTCTGAAGAATTCACGTTCGTCATGGAAGACGGCGTGTTCAACGGAACAGGTGCCGGGCAGATGCTGGGCATCCTAAATTCGAACGCAAAGGTGTCGGTGACTCGCACCACATCGAGCCATATCAAATACGAAGATGTGGTCAATATGTGGTCGCGACTGTACGCTCGCAGCCGCAAGGACGCGGTGTGGTTCATTAACCAAGATATTGAGCCAGACCTGTATGCAATGTCTCTTACCATCGGGACGGCAGGTGTTCCGGTTTACATGCCAGCAGGCGGGTTGAGCGGAAACCAGTACGCAACACTGTACGGTCGCCCTGTCATCGCGACGGAATACAACGCCAGCCTGGGTACGGTCGGCGACATCGTTCTGGCAGACCTTGGACAGTACGCAATGATCCGCAAGGGTGGATTGCAGTCTGATTCAAGCATCCATGTGCGATTCATTTACAACGAGTCGACCTTCCGCTGGATCTACCGCACGGACGGACAGCCCAAGTGGACAACGCCTGTCACTCCAGCCAAGGGCAGCAATACCAAGTCGCCGTTTATCGTTCTTGCAACGTAATTCGGGACGTGAAACAGGGGGCTGGATGTACCGGCCCCCTCTGATTCAACAACATTTCTCCCTGATGGAGTTTCGATTATGTCCCTGATGCCTCTTAGTTCGGTCGGGATTTGGGAGATGGGGATTGCCCCTGTCGCCGATTTTGCGGACACCACGCAATACACCGACATTTTCAATGCCACCAATTACAAGCAAACGACATTTCTGATCGTGAAGGGTGTTGGAACAACCGGAACCAGCACGATTACCGTGGAAGCGTGCGACGACACCAGCGGATCGAACGTATCCGCCGTGGCATTCCGATATCGCGCATGCACCACGCTCGATACATGGGGTGCATTGACTGATGCGACCAGCAGTGGGTTCACAACCACTGCGGGCAGCAACCAGTTGTACGAAATCGTCGTTGATAACGATGTGCTTGGTGCCAGTGGATACAAGTATCTGCGACTCAAGATGGTCGAAGTCGTGAACAGCCCGGTTCTTGGTGGTGTACTCGTTCACCTTGGCCAACCACGATACCCACAAGCCACGCAACCCAGCGCGATTGTGTGATATCCAAACGACAGCAGGGTGGAATTCCCGCCCTGCTTTTTCATATACGCGGAACCGCCGCGATAACCTTGAAAGGTACGGATCATGCCAGCGACAAGCGTAAAATCGAAGTGGTCAAGCGGATCACTGGTATTCACGGACAACAGTGACAACTCAGTCCTGACTGTGGGGTCAACCGGGATCACCGCTCACCTCGGAATCACGACCACGAAGGGTACTGGAACCTGCTCCAGCGACGCCGTAACGATCAACACCACGTCGGGTGTGATTACCACGGAATCGAAGACTACGGCAGCGGGCGGGACATTCACGATCACTCTGACGAACAGCAAGATTGCTGCGACCAGCGTTGTTCTCGTGAATGCGAACGTTGTTGCCGGAAACGGAACTCCGGTCGTGGCGTCCATCGTTCCAGGTTCTGGCAGTGCAACAATTGTCGTGCAGAATGTTCACGCATCGGCGGCATTCAATGCGGCATTGAAGCTCATGTTTCTGGTTCTCTAAGAATGGGCGTGACCAATGCTGACAATAAGTGGACGCAAGCCGTTCCGCATGTTGCAACCGGCATGGGAATGCCTCAATCCGCCATCGTCGGAACCGATTTCAGTCGCGGAAGCAAAAAAGCATTCCCGCCGTGATGACGTTGACGAAGACGATGAGTGGGCAATTCTGATTAGTTCGGCACGCAATCAGGTTGAGACTGATGCTCGCCGGGCAATTTGCTGGCAACGATGGAAGCTCATTCTCGACGAATGGCCCGATGTGATCGAAGGATTCATGTGTCCTTTAATCTCGGTCGAGGCTGTCAAATACTACGATTTCACGACGCCGACAGCGGTTCTCACAACTGTCGACGCGACGACATATACCGTCAGTAAAACGGAACCGTGGCGAGTCAATCCAGCATTCACAAAATACTGGTTGCCGCCACGCCCACAGCATGGTGCCGTCGAGATCATATTCACGGCTGGCTACCTGGTTCCGTTCACTGCGGCTACCAGCGGAACATTGACGTTCACAGACTATACACCAACCAACGGCGATGCATTTCGTCTTTCGAATAGCGGCGGCGAACTTCCGACAGGGCTGTCGAAAAACACGACGTACTACGTCATCAACGCCAGTGGATCGACATGCAAACTGTCAACATCGGCTGGCGGTGCGGCGGTGACGATCTCGACAACCGGAGTGGGCCTGCACTTCCTTGGTGAACTACCAGGGGCGTTGCGGTTGGCGATGCTGAAACACATGGCAACCAACTTTGCTGATCGTGAAGGATCGTCGTCAGCGGCGGATTGCGAGCGGTCGTACATGCAGTCATTGCGCGCTGTCCAGTATTGGGGAGGCATCTAATGCTGACTTCAAAACTGTACAACGCGGCGGGCAAGCGAAACAACTACCTGACGATTGAACGAGCGACGGACGCGACGGCAAATTCGACGGGCGAAGTGCTGCCGGACTTCAGCGTGTTGTGCAAACGATTCGCATCGGTGAAGCCCACAAACGGGCGAGAGTTCACAGCAGCGATGACCGTACAGCCGATGTTGCATTCGATCTTGGAACTGCCCTACGACTCAACAACATCAACCATTACTCCACGCGACAGGGTTGTGATGGGATCGCGCACGCTGAACATCGCGGCGGTTTTTAACGAGAACCAGAACAACGAAAAAATCATCCTCTGGATCATTGAACCAGTGGCGACATAAGGTGGTGAATGATGGCGGTATTTGACTCAACGGAAGATGTAGTCGTTCAGGGCCGGTTGATCCTGCGCGGAGCAGTCGGAACGCGGCTTGGCGGCGTCCTCATTGACCCGTCAGAGCAAGTCATCTCCACGAGCGTTGTTCATCCGATCAAATGGACGGACTGGCGCGAGAATGGAACTAGCACGGAATACGCCACAAACCTACCAGGCGCGGGAACGTCGACACATCTCGGTCTGTATGGCGGAACTCACGGAACCAGTCAGCCGATTATCGCAACGGGCGACTTCAAGACAGCGACGATTAGCCGCAAAGCTCGGGCGATGGTTGTTCTACCGGATCGGTACGTCGCGGCAAGTGCTGTCACGCTGCGGTTTGGCGCGGGGATGCTGACAACTGTCGCGGATACGTCTTGCACGCTGACGGTCACGGCATATCGCATTGGCAAAGATTACACGATTGGTTCGCAGTTGGTGACGACAGGGGCCACGACAATCAACTCGCTGACCGCATCGAATAAGTCGTACTCACTGACATCCACCACGCTGAATCCCGGCGATGTTCTCGACGTACTTATCACGATTGCAGGGGTCGATGCGGCAACAGGAACAGCGGTGAACGCGGCGATTTTCGGAGCGGATTTGCTGTGCAGTATCCAAGGCTAATTTGACATGAGCCTCAAATACCAGGCACTGATGACCGGCGAGAAAGAACTACTGGCGTTGCTGGGGGAACTGCCCGAACGCGTCCAGAACAGAGTCTTTCGTTTCGCGGGTCGCAAGGCTGGTAATGCAGTTGCCAAACGTGCGGGAGAATTGTCACCGCGACGAAGGACCAACGTACACGGACCACGAACACAACGACATCTGGCGGATTCGTTCATCAATAAGCAAAAGGTTTATCGGGCGTCGGAAACGACAGTGAATATCGTCGGTGGTCAGACCGGGGCGATGGGGCACAACAAGATCAATCATCTAGTCGAGTTTGGGACTAACGACAGGTACACGGGACGCAGAACGGTGTACCGGAGAACGCCACCAGTCTGGATTACCAGAAATCGGAAAGTGAAAACCGCATCGGGAGGCGTCAGGACTATTAAGGAGCGAGTGTTAAAGGGAGGAAAGAAGTCTCTCGAAAGCACACGCGCGGAATATATCCGGCAGAGAACTGCAAGAAAGCAAAGTATCGGGCGAGAGATGTTTCGCGGACGAATGCCAGCGTTCCATCAACTGGAACGTGCCGTGGCAGAGACAAACGTATCGCAGATTTTCGAGAACGAGATTCGAGCAGGTTTGCAGCGTATCGCAGACCGTGCAGCAAAAGCAGGTTGATTCCATATCGAGCCAGTCGGGAAACCGCCGTGTTCGTATGACGAATCAGTATTGAGGATGTGTGGGACATGATCGCAGCCAGTGCCGTTGTCTGGAAGCTAAAGAGCGTATCCGCGATTAACTCGGTCGTGAGCACACGCATTTACCCAGGACGAGCACCACAAGGCGCGACACTCCCGTACATCTGCGTGGATCGACCTCCCGGCCAAACACCATTGGCGAAGTTCTCCACAGGGACCGGAAGTCTCCGCAAAACTCCCGTCAGCGTGTTCTGTTTCGGCGATCAGACCACGGGCGGCATCAAACAGGCTGGCGAACTGGTTGAACTCGTTCGCGCCGCACTCTGCCCAACATCTGGCGTCACAGCATCGGTCCAGTGGAATGGAACGTGGATCGACCATTGCACGGACAACGGATCTTACGAGCACATCGAAAACCCACAGGACGGCGGCGAAGTCGGATGGCGAGCAATGGCTATCGACATCGACGTATTCCACCTGAATTGCTGAAGGAATGATCATGTTACTCGCACACGCAAAAGCATTGGCAGCGGCGGAAGTGATTCGCGACGGCGTGACTTTTCCGAAGAATGGACCGTTCACGGATGAGCAACTTGCCGCTGAAGATTGGGAGCCGGTTCGTGCGGAATTGGTGCCGCCAACACCACCGGAAGATTGCGGGTGTGCTCCAGAACCGGCAGCACCACCGAAAAAGAAGTGAGATCAATTTCGTCTCCGTTGCGGAGGGTCGGGATCACGGTTCGCTACCGCCCGACTTCCGCAGTGGAGGTTTCAACAAGTCGATACCGCAACGGGGATCATGAAAGGGATTCCCAATGACCGCTCAAGCATTCGCGCCGGGAACGATGTACGGCATCGCGGCGGCACTGACAACCAACTCGACGATGATCGGACCAATTGTCGGTATCGACACTCCACCGGAAATGAGCCGGGAAGCTATCGATACCACGCATTCCGGTTCAACGAACGGCTGGATGACGTGCATTCCCGGCAACAAGATCAACCCTGGTGAAATCGCCATTACCTGTCAATTCAGTACGCAGTTGGACTATGCGTCACTGTTTCTGGCGGGATGCGACACGATCACGATCACGTTCCCGAAACGAGCGACAACATGCGGTGCTTCGTTACCAGGAACTGCGGCAACATGGTCGTCCGCGTGTGTGATGACCAAGGTGTCGCCGAAGTGGGAATTTGAAAACCTCGCGGTGGTCACGCTGACATTCAAATTGTCGGGCGCACCGACATACGTTGCTGCTGCTGTCTGATGTTATTGGCTGGTTGTGCGCGTCACGGATTTTCCCGCCGCGCACCGCTGGCAACTCTTATTGAAGGAACTTGCGGAATGGCTCTCTTGACCAAGGAATTGATTGTTGCCACGAACGATGCCGTTGATGACATCGTATCGGTTCCAGAATGGGGCGGTGACGTTCGCGTAAGGTCGCTTTCTGGTGCCGAACGAACTGAACTGCGACTGAAAGGTGAAGTCGCTCCATCGTGGGACGCAATGGTGTGCGCTCTCGGCATCATTGATGAGAAGGGCGTAAACCTCTTTACCGTCACTGAAACAATCACTTTGGCTAAGAAGCATCCGCTGGTTCTCGAACGCATCGCGCAGCGCATCCTTGAACTGTCGACGTTGACAGCGGAGGCACGAGCAGAGGCGGCAAAAAAGCGAGCATCGACCCAGACTTCGGATGGTGGTTCTTCTTCGCTCGAACAATCAACACCGGGTACGGAATGAGGGTCGATCTGCTCAAGGCAAACACGCCGTCATGGCTCTTTGAGCAGTGGAAGATTGCCTACGACCTTGAACCGTGGGGCGACGACTGGTTGCAGACAGGCGTAATTGCCCATGCAGCGTGTCAGCCACACATCAAGAAACGAATGAATGTCGAGGACTTCATGCCGAACCACAAACGGAATGTCGGACTCACGGACGCGGCACAGGTTGAACGACTTCTGGCGGGAATGTGCGGAGTGGCGGTATGAGCAAGAATGTCGGCGATCTGGCGTTTAAACTGTCGGGACAATACGACGGCGCGGGTTTGAAGCTCGCGTTTTCGGATCTGTCGTCATTCCGCGACATGCTCAAGCAGATGCCCACTGAGCAAGCTGACTGGATGAAGAGTCTGGCCGAAAAGTCGCGCGACATGAATCGCAGCGTCGGAAAAACGGATATGTCCGATTTCCGTCGCTCATTCGTGGAGGAAGAAAATAATCGCCGCCTGATGATGGATCGAGAGTATTGGGCTGCTCGCGGACGGATGCGTGATGCGGAAGTCGCGAAAGAAATCGCCTCGCACAAACGAGCAACGACCGAATACATCCTCGAAACTGTCCGTCGCCAGCAAGCCGACGCGTCCGCTCAACGCATGTTCATGTTCGACGCCAATCGCCCGCTGGTTATTCCAGATGGAACGCGAGGCAAGTTCGGCGGCGGGAATCTCGGCAGCACTCGGGCTGACAACAATATGAACAATCGCGGCTTCGTTGGCGCGATGATGATTCAACAGGCAGGTTTCGCGGTCCAAGATTTTTCCAGCCAGATGGCAAACGCAAAAACAACTGCGGACGGTCTCGGTCGCGGAATCATGGCAGTCTCGAACAACGTCCAGATGCTGGGTGCGGCGTTCGGTCCAACAGGGTTGGCATACACGGCAATCGGCGGCGCGCTCGCCGGAATAATCCTTCCGCAAATGGTGCGATGGGTATATCAAGCCGACATCCTCAAGGACAAGATGGCTGACGCAAAGGAAGAGGCCCGCGAATACGCCGAAGAACTACGA